TTCGTGCAAAAATAGAAGATGCGTCTTTGGCAAAAATCATGGCAGCTTCTAATATGTTTGGGCGCGGGTTTAGTGATAAAAAAATAGAATTGATTCTGAAAGAATACCCAAATATATTAAATGAAGGAGAACGTGATGTAAAAAAATTGTCAGAAATAAAGGGTATGGCTAAAAAAACCGCAGAGTCATTTGTAGAACATATACCAGCGTTTTTGGAATTTATCAGAGAATGTGGATTAGAAAATAAATTGAATATTGGACCGTCTACTAAAAAAGAAATCGTTAACGCGCATTTATTATATGAAAAAATAATTGTAATGACTGGGTTTAGAGATAAAACTATAGAAAATAAATTAACTGAAGTAGGTGCAAAATTGGGTTCTGGTGTAAGTAAAAATACATTTATTGTTTTGGTGAAAGATAAAACAGAAAAAACTGGAAAAATAGAACAAGCCAAGCAATTGGGTATTGTAATCATGGAAATAGATGAATTTATGAAGCAGTATTTTGCATAATAACATATGAATAAAATTGAAGTATTTATGTGTTATATATTTTTGTAAATAAATTAGAAAACAAGTTATATAATTATATAGACCAACCGTATATTTCTTATCATCATTATTATAATATGTATCGTAAAAAGAAAATCATAGTGGATAAAACCTCCAAACAACAACCACCTATATATACGTTATCGAATGACATCAAACAAACGATTCTATCTCAATCATATATCGGTAAAAAAGGATATACAATTCCCAAATCGATTTTACCAAATGAAGAATTGGAATTTTTAACGAAGGATCTTTATTTAAAACCCGAAATAATGGGTGCAGGTGCAAGATTTGCTCCGAATTCGCAAGATAATACCGCATTTCCTGTTTATAGAGAGAACGATAAGAAAATATATATTCCACGTTTTTACGGAATACAACGATATGGTAGACCAACCAAATGTGAATTGGATACAGGTCTAGATATAAATGTACCATTTGCGAAAGAATTGCGCGATTATCAGGAAAATATTATTGATATTTATATGAAATATGTTAATAACCCAAACACACACGGACAAGGCAGTGGAGGAATACTGCAGGTTCCATGTGGTGCTGGTAAGTGTTTGGGAATAGATACTCCAATATTAATGTACGATGGAACAATTAAATTGGTTCAGGATATAAAAGTTGGCGACGTTTTAATGGGAGACGATTCAACCCCCAGAAATGTATTATCGCTAGCGCGAGGTAAGGAAACAATGTATAAAGTGAATACAAAAAAAGGAACAGGGTATATAGTGAATGAAAGCCATATATTATCATTGAAATATAGTTCAAAAGTAAATAAACATACACCAAAAAATTCAGTTATTGATATTTCAGTATTGGATTATTTAAATTTACCAAAAAGTTATCATGGTAGGGGAGGAGTATTATTAGGATATCGCGTCCCTATTTTATTTAAAGAAACCCCAGTTGAAATAGATCCTTATTTACTCGGTTATTGGTTAGGCGATGGTTCTTCAAACGGAACAGGTATAACTACACAAGAATCTAGTGTCATCAAATATCTCGTAGATTGCTTTAAAACAAAACATACTTCACTATATTTTAAATACACAGGACAACAATATGATTATAGGATTAATTCTATAAACAAAAATAATATATTCATGGATTTCCTACGAGGAAATAATTTGATTAACAATAAACATATTCCGTTGCAATATAAATGTAATTCCAGAAAAATTCAATTAGAAATATTGGCTGGGTTGATCGATTCCGATGGATATTATCATACAAATTGCTATGAAATAGTTCAAAAGAATGAAAATTTATTAGATGATATTATATTTTTGGCAAAATCGCTAGGGTTTTCGGCTTATAAAAAACAAATAAAAAAAACTTGCACGAATTCGGCCAATGGAAGAAAAAAAGGAATTTATTATATTACAAATATTTGCGGCGAAGGATTGGAAGAAATACCAGTGAAATGTATGCGTAAAAAAGCACACAAAAGAGAATTACTGAGAGATTGTTTAAAATATCGAATCAAATTAGAAAATATAGGAATAGGAGATTATTATGGTTTTGAAATAGATGGTAATCATCGTTTTGTATTAGGTGATTTTACAGTTACACATAACACAGTAATGGGATTAAAAATAATATCATTATTAAAAAAGAAAACATTGATATTAGTTCATAAAGAGTTTTTAATGAATCAATGGATAGAAAGAATCAATGAATTCTTGCCAACTGCTACTATAGGTAAAATACAAGCCAATGTTTGTGATTATCAAGACAAAGACATTGTTATAGGAATGATTCAAACAATGTATAATAAAACATTTCCACCAGAAATATATTCACAATTTGGGTTAACTGTTATCGACGAAGTTCATCGTATTGGTAGCGAAGAATTTTCAAAAACATTATTGAAAACAATTACACCTTATATGTTAGGTATTTCTGCTACAGTAGAACGCAAAGATAAACTTACAAAATTATTATATATGTTTATTGGCGAAAAAATTTATTCGGAAGAACGAAAAAAGGGGGATGAAGTATGTGTTCGTGGAATAGAATATCATACAAATGATGAAGATTTCAACATGGTCGAATGTGATTTTCGAGGACAACCAAAATTTAGTACAATGATAAGCAAATTAAGCGATTATGGACCTCGAAATGATTTTATTGTACGTGTAGCCCATGATTTATTAGAAGAAAATCCGGAAGGCCAAATCATGATTTTAGGGCATAATCGTTCTATGTTAAAATATCTGTATGATTCAATTACTCATAAACAAATAGCTACAGTAGGATATTATGTAGGTGGAATGAAACAAGCCGATTTACAAGCATCTGAAACAAAACAAATTGTTTTGGCTACGTATGCAATGGCAGCAGAGGCGCTGGATATAAAAACATTGAGTATGATGATAATGGCTACACCAAAAACCGATATAACCCAATCTGTAGGTAGAATATTGAGAATGAAACATGATAATCCAGTTGTAGTAGATATTGTAGATATGCATGAATTATTTCAAAATCAATGGAAACAACGAAAACGTTTTTATAAGAAATGTAATTATAGAATTCGATCCATTGATAATAAACGCTATTCGGGGATGTGTTTAGATTGGGATATTGATAAAACATGGACGTGGGTGTTTGAACCAAAAAGCGATTATACTGTATGTTCGAATAATAGAAAAACTATTAAATCAGATTCTGATCCGGATGATAATATTAAAGATAATGCTACCGTATTCAAAGGTAAATGTTTTATCAATATAGATGAATTGTAAAAAATTGAATTTACTTATATATTTTTTATACTGTATCCATCGATATAAGATTATGTTTTGGGAACCTGAATACTATTTGAAAATGAATTATCGTGAAGTAGCTTACAGTATAATGAATAATATCGTAAACCCATTTATTCGCGTGTTTGGTATATATGGAGTTTGGATATTATTGCATTATGTTTCAGCAAATGTATATGTTAGATTGTGCGCTTATCCTAGTATGATTGGATTTGTTTCATCGCCATTTTTAGCGGCATCACCCCATTGTTCGGCTCTACGTTGGTCGATATATAATGGTGGTAATAGCATAACATCAATGTGGGTTGTTTTGGGTGTATGGCTATTAAGTTATATTATCCCGATTCCATTTCCAATATTATCTCAACAAAACAAAGAAAATTGAAATAAAATAGTAAATAAATAACAAATTTAACAAATATAATCTAATTTAACATTTTAGTAGAAATTTAATATTTTAGTAGAAATGCCGCGTAGGACAAGAAAAGATGCATCTACAATATATAATATGGATCATTCTGAAATAAATTCAGACAGAATACAAAAAGAAGAAAAAATCTATGAAAATATTACAATAAGGAAATCAAAATCATTAATACAGATGAACGAATTAAATAATTTATCAGAAAATATAACATTAAGATCTCATCAAAAACATTTTAGAAGAGAAAATATAAATGAATCACTAGAAAAACCAACAAAAGAAGAAATTATAAAGAATATACAAAATAAAGTGCGTAAATTTGAAGACGAAGAACAATTCTTTTTGAAAGTTGTGAATCTTTCCATTTTATATGAATATATGAATAAAATGTTAGAAGATTTGAAAAGTCCAGAATTTCATCGATTTATAAAAGCTTTATTATCATCGGAAGAATTTTTATCAACAATTTCAGAAAACATTCATAATAAAACACAAAATATTGATGAACATACACTGCTTCGTTGTTATTTTATGGTATCCGAATTTAAACGAAACATGAGTAAATATATTGAAAACATAGAATAGTATAAAAAAAGAAAAAATACAATACATGGTTTGTATTGTATTTTTTGCTGTGTGTATGATTATTTTTTAGATTTATCCCAGGACTTTCTAGTTTTTCTCATTTTGCGTGATTTTTTACTATTTTTTCTCTTGTATGTAGTTGTTTTGCGTTTACCTCCAACTAATTTTGATGCATATCCCCATGGGTATTTATTTGAACCGCTATCAAGTGGTGTTGGTAATACTGTAGTCATTCTATAGAATATAGATATATAATATATTCTATACAAAATTAAATACTAATAATTATTGTTGGTTGTAATTACGTACCAAATTCATAATATGAACTACTTTGAAAGATGGATCGACCACGCGTTTTGGAACCCATCGTTTAAATTTTGGTAAAAACTGACATTCCATAAATAACTGTTTTTGTAAATCAACATATTTATCTTCGCGCATATCTTCAAAATCAGCTTCATCGTCACTTTCTTCAATATAATCTAAATTATTATTTTCTTTAATTGTTCTAAATAAACTATTCATAAATTTACTCGTTTTATAATTGGGTATATAAGCAACATCGTAATATACATTCGATTTATTTTTACCATATGCAAATAAATGATAAATATCATATTGAATATCAGCTGATATCAAAAATACTGTATTTTGTCGATATTGTGGTTTATTATAATCTGGAATTAATTTTTCCATTTTTGGTAAATTCTGTTTTTTCTCTTGCATTTTAACAAATTCTATGTTTTTATTACGGTCTGTAATAATTTTACGGGTTAATGGAACGTTCAAAAATGGCACAATATTTATAAATGAACGATATTGAATATGATGTACTGTATATGATATTGTTTGTTGAATCTCTTCTGGTATTTTTTCGAAATCTGCATTTTCATTATGGACCCAAAATACAGGTAATGCAAATAATATTGTTTCAACTCCATTAATAACTCCATTTTCAAATAATTCGTATATATAATGTAATTTTTCACTTACATTTAAATGTTTCAATGGAATTCCTTTAAAATAATAAATATCTTCGATTAAAAACGTATTTGTATCTGGCAATAAAACGCCATACACGATAGTACCTAAAGCTAGTTTATTATCAAAATTGCATGGAATTATACTTATTTTTGTTATCTTTTTTTCCTTATTCAAATTGAATAAATATAACACATCTTTGTCTTCATGGAAAGAAAACCACGCATAATATTTATTACCGTTTGGAATTGCATACGCCAAATTATAATTTGACGGAACTTTTTTATGCGAAATGGTTTCATAAGAAAGTTCAAAATCAGGGAATCTTTTAATTAATCTCTCGATTTCAAATTGCGATAAAATCTTATCAATTTTCATGTTGTATGTATTTCTAATATTATAGAAAATATATTTTTATATCAATTTTTTTATTATATAGCTGATACAATCTGTGAATTTGCAAACTGCATTAAATCCTTTTCCATATTACCATAATCGATTTCTTCGATTTTTGGTGCACTATTGTTTTCATTTTGCTGTTTTTCTTGTAATTCAGATAATATATCTTTGTATTTTTGAACTTGCAACTCAACTAAATTTCGTGTTTTCTTAGGAACCAATGAATCTCTCATATATTGATATAATGAATGTATAATAGTAATAATGATAATTGAAAATATAATAGTTTTTATTATACTAAACCACATATTTATAGAGATTATATATTGTAAAAATATATATCTATCTTTTTTTTAACGTAATAATATTACAAAATAATATAAACGAATATAAACATTAAACACTAATTAGTGTAACATAATGCCATCATTACTTATTGTAGAAAAAAACGGAAATATTAAAGAAGCGACAGTAAAGAACTTTCATGAAAATGAATTATACAAAAAGGCTGGTTTCAAAAATGCAGATGGTTTTGCAAATCAAATTACATGGTCGCTAGAGATTAAAGATGTTAAATATAATATTCAACTATATGCAAAGAAGGTTGGGAGAGCAGGACAAGAAAATAAATATGAATTTCCTCCACCGGTAGATAGTATTTTATATTTTGGAAATTGTATTTTGATAAATAAAGATAGTGATTTGAAATTGAGTGATTGGAATGCAATTTACGAACATTTGTATGGAGGCTTTGAAGATATTGGTTCAGAAGATTCTTGCGAAGAGGATGAAGATATGACTGACGTTGAACTTACCAAAACAGGTTATGTTAAAGATGGGTTTATAGTTGATGACGTAGACGATGATGATGACTTTGAAGACGACGATGAATCTAGTGAATTTGATGAAGAAACGTCTGAAGATGAACCAAAACGACGTAAAGTAGTAAAACCTATTAAAAATAAAATAGATAAAAAAATCACAAAAAAATCAGAAAAAAAAGAAATACATGATGATTTGAATGATAATAAACCATTTTTGAACTGTGAAAATGAATTAGAAGAAGAAGAATATGTATAATAAAATTGATTTATATAGATATAAACATTTCTATGTATATAAATCATACCATATAGTTAATAGAATTTCCAATGTCGCGTAAAATTTTAAATCCAGAACAGTTTCGTGAAAATATTCGTAATAAATTACTACCAATACTAGAAGATGAAAATATTTCTATAAATGTTGAAAAGGCTGTTTTCAATTATGCCATACAAGAAGCAGGATTTAAAAAAATTATAAAAAAATGGGATAATGGTCCATTCGTTCAATTATATATTGATCGATTGCGAAGTATTTATTTGAATCTAAAAAATCAAACTATTTTATCGCAAATTAAATCAAAAGAATTGACTCCTCAATCTTTTGTATTTATGACACATCAAGAAATGAATCCTGAAAGATGGAAAGAATTGATCGATAAGAAAAGTATAATTGATGCAAATAAATACAACAATAATGTCGTGGCAAACACAGACATGTTTACTTGTTCCAAATGTAAATCAAAACAATGTACGTACTATTCATTACAAACAAGAAGTGCGGATGAAAGTGAAACAATATTTATAACATGTTGTAATTGTGGTAGACACTGGAAGAAAAATTAATTTATACAATTTATATTATATTTTTTATTCTGTATCCATTTTTTTCTTTGCTCTCTCATATGCTTGATTTACTTGATGAAATGGTATTAATCCTATCTCCGTAATTAATAAAACTGATAATGTCATTTGGTCTTTTATGTATACCCAAACAGAATCTTTCATTTATAATTTTCAATAAGTTTTGATTCATTCTTATTTATTATAATTTTAGTTCAATTTTTTATAATATATAAGTTATATATAACTATATTATAAATGATAAAAAATATGAAGATAACAAAGAAGAAACGAGGAGGTGATATTACCTCAAATAATATATTTAAAAAAATATTAAGCATTGGGTATGAATTGGAAACATCACTCTTAGCAAAGTTATCTATGATTGAAAATTCAGAAGACGGAGAACCAATATTATTTAATACAGATTCGCTTACAAAGGATTATGAAATAATAAAAAGAATACAAAACAATGATTATACAAATGAAGAATATGAATATTATGCAAACCGTATAGAAGAATTTGTTGAGACTGAACTATATACTACTGAAAGTTTAAATAAAAAAAAAAACTTAATTGAATACCCAGATAGCACATTTTTAGTTTCAAATGATTTATCTGAAACTGCATTTATTAAATATTTAAAAGAAATATGCAATTTAAAGGATAAAAACGAGGACGACGACGGCGAAGATTTAATTGATAAAAATGACCTTTATACATTTGATACAGAAAATGGTGAAAAATATAAAATAAATTTTGAAACGTGGCAACAGAAACATTGTGGAATGTTCTCCGATGTAGAATGGATCTTTACTTATTATAATCCGATTTTGAGTAAAAATATTATATTGGATACATTCATAAATGTCGCAAAAAATTTGATTTTACATTTGAATAGTTTGGAAAAGCAAAGAGGGAATTTAGTAGTTAATTTTTTTGAAAATGACAAAGAAATTGTAAAAACGCCAGTAAATCGTATTTTATATAATCTACCTAATACTAATTTGTATTATTTACAAACACATTATATCGACGAAGAATTAGATATTGATGATATTTGTTTTGTGCCTCAAATGACGTTTTCGTGTCGCAATAAAGACTTGATTGATATCTTAAAAGAATTAACAAAGGACAATATCAAAATTTTTGAAAATAACGTACGCTTATCAAACGATCGAATGCAAATTATTGAAAGAATTGAAAATTGTATTAATAATTTATTTCAAAATTATAATAAATCTGTATCAGACGAATACAAGATAAAAGAATACAAAAATAAAAATTTGGTAAAATCCATGAAAAATTATATTTTTATGATTTTTTTTAAATTAGACAGATATTTTAATAATTATTTACAGGATGAAAAAGTAATCAGTAAATCAAAAACGGCCAAATATTTAAAAGATGTGTTGTTCTATAATTCTCGACATACTAACTATGAATTATACAAATCCCTTAAACAAACAGTATCCGAATATTTTTCTGGTTCTTTAAATAACAGTGATATAGTTTCAATTATACAAAGATTAATTATTCAACAATCTGTATTAGAAGAATTTTTAATTATGGATGTTAAATATGTACGCAAAAATGCATTTTTAATAACAAATAAATTAGATAAGCAGAATAGACATTACGGCAATCCATCGTTTTCTTTGATTTCTTATTTTGATTTTTTTGAAGACCCAATAGATAATCCAGAACGTCGCGATGTTAATGATGAACCATTTAACGATTGGCTTCAATATAGTCAAGTTGATATTTATTCAAGCACAAGTGAAATAAAGAATGACATAGTATTGGTAGAAATGCGTTCATTTTCTCGTACGTTAATTTCATATATATATAATTTTAGCTATGAATTAAACGATAATATGACAAATGGCATATGCAATCGTATCACACGTAAATCTCAACCAGATGCAACTGGTGCAATAAGTATAAGTACATTAAAACAATTTATATCAATATACGATAATATTCAACAAATAAACCTATCAACAATAAAAACCGCACGAAGTGCAAGAACTGCACGAAAAACAATGAAAAAAACACCAACAATTCAAAAAATTGATTGAACTATTATTTATTTTTATTGAATGTATAAAATAAATAACTAATATTTGGAAAATGAACTTTTATTCCGATCTGATTTTGAATAATATAATTGATAATTATCCTATGGATACTCTAATAGATTCAATCGAACAATTTGGAGAACATTGTTTCAATAAGATTGCAAGATATTCATATAACAATATTCATCACAAATATATATATAATGTTTTAGGTAATACAAAAAATGTAGTAGCATTTCATTGCATTGATAATGAGTTTAACATAAATAATTGCCCGTCTATATTAGTATATCGAAAACATAAAGTAAATAATGAAATAAGATATTATATTTTGATAGCGTGTACTCAACGCAAATTTAGAAACCAAGGTTATGCATCGAAATTAATCGATGGGTTGGTAGAACGAATTAAAAATGAGAATAGTGAAAATACACAAGATACTATAAAAATTATTTTGAGTTCCGTTGAAGAATCCGTTGTATTTTATGAAACGTATGGGTTCAAATGGACTAGACAATCGATCACCGAACACGATATGTTAACCAGATATGAAAGGTATGTACCAAAAAAAGAATACTTTATTATGGAATATATTGTCAAATCATGATTTATACATGTTCGTTTTTACATAATCTATTTATAAATTTTTCCTTGTTTTGTTCTTCATTCATATAAATATTTATGATTTCCGCAGGCGAATAAAAATATTCTTTAATATTTTTTAATTTTTTCGTTTCGATTGATTCTCCAAATAAATGGGTATACATTTGTTTTATTATTTCACGCGATACATATGATAATTTAAGTGTTATATCTATTCTACCTGGTCGTATTAATGCTGGGTCTAATTCATTATAATGATTTGAAGAAATAACCATTATTCTACCGGGAGTTTCACGAATACCATCCCATAAATTCAAAATATCATCTAATGTAATCGGTTCCTCGTCTAATAATATTTTGGGTATTTCATTCGTTTTTTCATTAGATACAATTGTCTCCAATAGATCTCCAATATTAACGTCAGATGCAGCTGTATTCGATAATTCTATACAGTCTAATTTTTTACCAAAACTACCGTTCTTTTTTGTTTGTTTCAGTTTTTCTCTATTTAACACAATATCACCTACGCAATCAATATCTTCAAAAACAATAATTTTTTTATCAAATCCTATACTGCCCCTTTTATTATCTGAATTATATCGTTCTTCAAAGAATATACTATCAAGTTGTTTCTTTGTCTTAATGAGTTTAAGTGAAATAACGACAACATGACGGTTTGTATAAGTTGCAATTGCTTTTATTAACGACGTTTTCCCTGTTCCGGGAGGTCCATGCATACCAATTCCAAGAGAATATGGTATTCCTTTTTCAAAATACCAATTCTTATTATTAATAAAAAAATTTATTTTATTCATTATTATCTCTTTATTCTCAAAAAAAATATTATTGAATTGTCTAGTGCTTGAAAACACATTTTCATCCCACATTTCATAACGACTATCTTCATATTTTGCTTTGGTTAATGTATAAATAAATCGCTTATTCTCCCGTAAATCATCAATGGAAGATAAATATTTTTTTGTAATATCTTCAACGTTTTTTTTTATCATAGTTATATCACTCTTATAAGAGAACAATTGAATCGTGATTTTTTCGATTTTATTTACGCATTTACTTTTATTTTTGGAATTGTCTTCTTTTTCTTCGTTATAAATTATAGTGTAAGCATATATTTCGTGTTCTTTTGATATTAAAAATCTTGTATTTTGTATTACCATATAAATATCATTCTCTTTCTTATTATTTGAATTATTGTCAAATGAATATTCTTTAATATGGGTAATTGTATCGTTGTTGTTAATATTATCAACTATATTAAACCACAATGCCTTAAATCGATCACTAAACGAATTTGTTTGACTTATAGCATGATCGTAATATGTTGTAGTTAGCGCAATTTTTCCTTCATATTCCACTATATTTTTTTTATAAAACCAACCTTCAAAACTATAATCATAATTTCTTAAAAAATCTTTAAATATTGCGATTTGATTATTCATATATTTAAACAATATTGTAGCAATCGTTAAAAAAAATGTTGTTAAAAACGTATCCATTAACGGTTTGCCAGTTTTCAATTTATCAAATATAACCATATTAAGAATATTTTCTGGTATTAATTTTATATATGTATCTGTATCAAACATTACCGTATATGAGTTTATCATTAAAAAATTTTATATAGTTTCATTAAATTATATAAAAATGGTAAGATTACAGTTATTCTAGTATTTCCAAATCACGTAATTTCCAATATTCAGACCCACCATTTGGTAGGGGACGTCTTACAATGAATGGTATTTTTTTTTGTTCGAATTCTTTTAATGCAATCAAATATCCATCAATCAATGAATCACTTATTTCGATCAAAGGTTTAGCACCAGCGTTAATTTGTTTAGCTCTCTCACCAAGAACACGTGCTTTTTCATAACGTGTAACAAATGGTAATGTTTTATGCAATGGATCAATAATTGTACCATTTGCATCTCGTACAATTACACACGCTGTTTCAACTTCATCTATATTATGAACGTTTAATTCTGGGTGATAGTCTGAAATAATATTATGTTCTAATCCTTTATCTAATTTTTGAAGATAATTATCTTCTACGTCTTCGTCGTCTTCTTCATCATCATCTTCGCTAAATTCATCGCGCTCAATAATTTTCTTATTTTTATTATCAATTAATATTGGTTCATCATTTTTTTTTGATACTTCATTATCATCATCTTCATCTTCGATAAAATCATCGTCTTCATTATCGTCTTCATCATCTGAGCCGAAGTCATTATTTTGCGCATTTAAAATTTTTTTATTTTTTTCAATTATTGATTCATTATCAGAACTTTCAATATCACTTTCACTTTCAGTATCACTTTCTTCGATTTCGATATCAATTTCTTCTTTATCCATTGCTGTAATATATTATAATAAGTTTATATTTCTAAATTTATAATAATAATAATAACATTTCAATTTTATACAGAGTCAGAAGTTTTCCAATTCGTATCACATGTAGAACATATATATATATATTTTAGGTTAGAATCATCGTATCTCATATAAATAACCTCAGCTGGTTTGCTAGAATTTTCTGCATTTGTCTTACATTTTGCATTCGGACAACGAATATTGTATATTCTAGGGAGAGTTGGGTCTAATTTAGTATATTCATTAATAATATGATTAAATTTTTGATCGTTTTTTTTTAATTGAGTATTTAATACACATACTCCTTCATTTGCTATATTTGTATCAACATTTCCACAGTTTCGACAGTAATATGTAAGTTTATTATTATCTTCTGCGTCAATTCCAATATAAAACATGTTGTCGCATTTATCACAAAATTTCATGTTTATTACTTAATATATAATAATAAGATTTGTTTCTAAGTAAAAGATTGTATTCTATTATTTTCAATTTTTACAAAATAATTATATATAGACAATGTAATAAATAACGTATAAATATGTTATCTCGTATTCCATGCCGTAAAATACTGAATGATGCATGTAAACGTATGTTAAATCAAAATATAATGTCGCAAATTAGACATCCGCAGACATTTGACACTTCACTTAGAGATGGAATTCAATCACTTAATCATAATAATATGTCTTTTGGTATAAAACAATCAATTTATGATAAAATTATACGTGAATATAATCCTCAATCTATTGAAATCGGCTCACTAACTTCTCCAAAAATTTTACCCATTATGAAAGATACATTAGAATTATATTCATATGCAGAAGGAATACAAAAAAAGAATACAGATTCAATCCGATCTGATACTTATATTTTAATACCATCTTTAAATAAACTTCAGCTAGCATTGGATTCTGGCGTATATAATTTTTCATTCATCACATCAGTATCAAATGAATTTCAGAAGAAAAATACAAATCGTACAATAAAAGATACAAAAAAAGAATTTGATGGCATTTTCGATATATTGAAAAACATAGAAAATTATAAAACAAAATTATATATATCGTGCATTAATGAATGTCCGATTATCGGTAGTATAGACAACGATTATATAGTTTATGAAATATTGAATTATCACAAAAATTATCCATTTGATACATTTTGTATTTCAGATACTTGTGGAACAATTAAATTAGAGGATTTCGAATACATTGTTGATAATATTATGTTTTTTGGAATACCAAAAGAAAAGATATCCGTCCATTTACATTATGATGAATCGAATTTGGATAATATTAATAAAATTTTATGGTATTGTTTTTCTAAAGAAATTTCCAATTTTGACGTATCTATATTGGATACTGGTAGATGTTCTGTAACAATGCCAGAAAATGATCGAAAATTAAGAAATTTGGATTATGATACATTATATTCAAGTTTTGCACGATACTTGGAATATAGACAAATATTTTCTACTAGGTAATTCGTAATACATTTTATTTTTTTAAAAATAAAGTGTATTCTAAAAATTGAATCAATAAAAAAAAAGAAATAAAAGTATACATATATTATACTTAAGACATGACGGAGAAGTCAAGGTCATCAATCGTTCAAAAACATTCAAATACGAGAGCAAACCAAGGTAATGAAAATCGGAAATTTAAAAGTTATCAAGATTATGTTGGTGGATGTTTTGTATCAAACGATGATACTCGTCCTCCAACAAATAATAGAATAACAGGGGGTAAATTTCATATTCCCGATGATATTTATGAATCTTTCTTAGATGCATATTATAGAGATATCGTATCAAAGAATGCTGATGAATATTTGACGGAAAAACAACGTGATAATGATGGACCGATCGCGATTGATATTGATATAAAGCATGACTATAGCATAACTGACAGACAATACACAGATACACATATAGCTAGTTTATTACTAATATATTTAGAAAAACTTAAAAAGATTTACCAATTTCAGGATAAATCGCCATTTCATGTCTATGTCTTTGAAAAACCAAAGGTGAATCGTATTGAAGAAAAACAAATTACAAAAGATGGCATTCATATTATAATTGGCATTCAAGCCGACCGAACAACTCGATCATTATTACGAAAAATGGTTTTGGAAAGTATTGAAGAAGAATGGGGTGATTTACCATTAAAAAATACATGGGAGGATGTATTTGATAAGGGTGTTTGTGAGGGTAGTACTGGCTGGCAAATGTATGGATCTAGAAAACCAAATCATGATAAGTATGTTTTAACCCGTTGGTATGAATACGAATATGATTCATCAGACGGAGAATTTATGGAAACGAAAATCAATATCAAGAAATTTGATTTTGCGAAAGATTTCAAGAAGCTTTCTGTAAGATATACTGGAAATCCACATTTCTTCTTTAAGGCTGATTTTATACCGATTCACGAACAACATAAAACAAATGAACCAAAACGTTCAAGTACTCGCAGAACGCATACGTCTTCAAATAACCTAGGTAATGATATTCTTTCTATACGAAACAAAGAAGAATTAGATGAGGCCGTATTACAATTTTTAGAGAGCTTGAATCCAACGGAATATAATATACGAGAAGCATATGAAATCGCAATGATTTTACCAGAATCGTATTACGGTATAGGAAGTTATGATAATTGGATGAAAGTAGGATGGGCTCTTTCAAATATATCGAAAAAATTATTAATTGTGTGGATCGCTTTTAGTGCAAAATCATCAACATTCACATATGATACTATTCCAGATTTATGCGAAAGATGGTTAAATTTTGATACGAATAATGATAAAGGATTAACAAAGCGTTCATTGATTTATTGGGGTCGCGAATCAAATCCAACTGAATTTTGCCGTATTTATAATAATGGAATAGAGTATCATATCGACCAATCGATTAAAAGTATGGCTGCAGTAGCCGCAAATAAAAGTGATAAAAATTATGGTTGTGGTGACGCTGATATTGCAAAAATTTTACATATGATGTATAAAGATCAATATGTTTGCGCTGGTCTTAAAGCGGATAAATGGTATCGTTTTTCAAAACATAGATGGGTCGAAGATGAATGCGGTACCTCTTTAAGACGTCATATATCAGATGAGCTAAGAACAAGATATCGATTAAAATGCGATGATTTTACCAAACTTTTATCAGATAAACTTCCTCAAGATGATGGATTTAAGAAGTTTGAGAACTTATCGAATAAGGTATTAGAAATTTGTGTTAAATTAGCAGGAACCACTAACAAAGACCATATTATGAAAGAAGCTCGTGAATTATTCTTTGATCCTGATATTAAATTCTTGGATTTATTGGATAGTAACCCATATTTAATGTGTTTCAAAAATGGTGTATTGGATATTAAAGAAAAGGTATTTCGACCTGGACGAGCAGAAGATTTTATATCAAAAAGTACCAACATTGATTATAAAAAATTGGATCGTGTTCGTGATGCCAAAATTATTGATGAAATTAATGATTTTATGGAGAAATTATTTCCATTAGAACCTTTAAGAAAATACATGTGGCAACATTTTGCGTCCATATTAGTTGGTGTTAATTTAAACCAAAAATTGCATATGTATGTTGGTGCAGGCGAAAATGGTAAATCGGTATTAACTGATTTATTATCCCAAGTATTAGGAGATTATAAATATGATGCTGCTTTATCGTTAATTACACAAGCCCGGCAAAAACAAGGTCAAGCATCTCCTGATATTGTAGCATTAAAAGGGGTTCGTTATGCAGTAATGCAAGAACCTTCCAAAGATGATAAAATAAATGATGGTGCAATGAAAGAATTAACCAGTGGTGTAGAACCAATAAAAGGTCGTAATTTATTCAGTACTCCAGTAAGTTTTATTCCACAGTTCAAAATTGTTGTATGTACTAACAATTTTATGAAAGTAAATAGCCAAGATCACGGTACATGGAGACGTATTGCAGTCGTAGATTTCATGTCATTATTCACAGATAACCCTCAAGAAGGCGATCAAGATAAACCATTTCAATTCAAAAAAGATGAATCATTCAAAGAAAAATTTCCATTATGGAGAGAAGTATTTATGGCAATGTTAGTTGAAATTGTATTGGAAACACAAGGACGCGTAGATCCATGTAAAATGATAGATGAATCTAGCTTGAAATACAAAGAGCGAGAAGACCATATTGCTGAATTTATTCGTGATAAAATTGTTATTGATCCAAATGCGAAAGGTATTACAAAAACAGAAGCTACATATGAGTTTAATCAATGGTTTACAAATAATTATGGTCGTGGTGGTCCAACCACAAAAGAAGTACACGAATATTTAGATAAACGATTGGGTCGGTTTAATGTTAAATTGGGTATTTGGACTGGAGTTAAAATTCGATACGAACACAAAGAATCTAAGATTAATTTGGATGAAATTTCAGACGACGAAGAAGAATTTGATGATATTGGCGAAAATGATCTGTAAAAATTTGGTAAAAAATAAAAAATAATCAAATAAGTTATTTTTTATTTGCGTTCATATTGATAAGGTTCTCCTTTTATTAAATAATAAAAAAAGCGCATGTATCCATATATTGATTTTTCTATATTTTTTATGATTAATGGGTAGATTAATATAAAAAAACTAATAATAATTATAAAATAGTATTTTAATTTTCTTTTTATAAATAATATTATAACAGTAACAATTGCTAAAATATAATATACAATTAATAAAAAATTATTGATATTATCTAATTTTTTGTGTTTTTCATAAATATATGATGATTTTTTTTCGTCAGTTGAATATATTTCATTTAATTTGTTAATTTGATTTTCCAAAATACTATTTTGAATTGATACTTGATCTCCCATTTATAATATTATAGGATATAATATGATATTATAAAATTAATATATTTTTGAATAACTATTAAATTCATTTGGAGTATATGGATTAACTTTTTTTTTTAAATCTTTCTCTTCTTTGTAAGCTTGTGTTAATGTTGTAAATGGCGAGGTAGTTTTAGGTGGTGGTGGTGGTGGTGTATTATTTGGGACACATTTTTTTGTCTCCATATTCCATGTTGAGCCTTCGGGACAAGTTGGTAGACATTTATTAACGGTTGGACTCCAAGTAGTTCCATCAGCGCAACAACTACTTGTAAAACAGTAAGAGTTCAAAGAGAGCGAACCTAATAAATTACCCGATTGTGCTGCTTTTTTCGCATTCTCATCAAGTACTGCTTTAGATACAGGATCTGGACGTTTTATTTTATCAAAATCAAATTGATCGTGTTTTTGTAAATCAGTAAATAAAAGTAAACCATAAATAATGGAAGATGCTAAAATAATAATATATAAAAGTGTGTAAACTGCCTCAGGAATAAAAGGAACGAATTTTTTAGTAAACATCAATAATATAATCATAAGTAAAGCAAAAACTACAGTTAAAACAATTTTAATGTATGCAGCATATTTTTTACGGTATGATTCATTTAATAGGATTAGACGTTTTTGACCGGTAATTGCGTCATTGATATTTTTTGTTTTTAATTTAAGACGATCATCTTCAGTTTGCAAAATATGATTAACTGTATCTTGTTGCAAAATTAACTGATTTGATTTTGCAATTGAACTATCAAGCGATGCACCTAAACTTGTCAATTTATCACTTAATAAGAGATGATTACTTTGTGAGATTTCGTCTTGTGAAACCGCTACAGGAATACCGTTTAATTGTGAAGCATAAGCTTTTTGAAGGTTTATAAATGCTAATAAATCAAATGGTTGAGCTGGCATTTATATTTTTAATAATATATATAAAATATATATATATTAATTAGTTTTTTGTATAAATTAATCTTTTGCTAAAAGAATTGCAAAAACTAATAATGTTGCAGCACTTATAGTTCCCATTGTATATAATGTATTTTGTTGTAAAATAATATTATTTGTATCTCTTTTAATAGCCTCTTCAATAGTAGTATCTGGTTCTGGTTCGAGTATGTCTCGTCGAAACATTTTTGATACTATTTTATCGGAATCATATTTTTGGTTTTCATCTTCATCTAAACGTTGAGACAATTCATTATGAAGATTAATATTATCAATTGTATTATAATATTTATTAACCACTTCTTCTTGTTTATTTTGTAATAATAAAGCATTTGTTGCTAAATCGTTTATAGGTTCATCCATAATAGTATATCCTTCCATTGTGGTAAATCCATTTCTATTAGAATATATATCTGTTATTCTTTGATTATTATTAATATATGTATCTTCAGCACAATAATAAGTATTCAAACTGTCATTCACTGTAGGTTTATTATACATTATATTATATTTTGCATATTTTGCCTGGAGAACCCTTTTAATAGGCTGGGATTGTTCGATATTCGGACATTTTGTATTTATAATAAAATTTTTACTTGCTAAATTTGATCTGTTAATTCCAGGATGAGGTTTTGTATAAGTTATCTTTGGGTTTGAATCATCGGAAATATCAGTAAGACATTTTTTACCATTACTAGTATTGATATCAAAATAATGTTCGCAATTGTAATCATTCGTGCAAGTTTGTTTGCAGTCTTGTGGCGATAAATTGCTATGTATATTATATTTATATTCAATTGTACCGGTTGATGTTGTATTCAATATCGCATCGTATTCAGATGATTTTAAAAGTGGAAAAGCATTGTAGTTATTATTATATGATTTAAATTGCAAAATTTGATTTGCAGAATTACTCAAAGGGAATAATGTATTATCCGCTGGATTACGAATCTTACTAGTTTTTGATAAGAATCTCTGACCTTTTGTTCCACTCGCATTGACGCGATATAAATAATATATCTGATGACCGTTGTCACGAATAGAGGAATCGGTATAGCGTATAGTTTCATTAATTTTGTTACCTCTTATCTCATTAAATGCATTAACACTGTATTTTACGACTATTTTGTCATCTTCAAACTTTAATTTATATTTACCATTCTTAGATACTATAGATTTAATATGATGCGGTGATAATATATCTCCTTGATTCAACGTTTCTCTTTTTTCAGGATCATTCAACCATTCACGATTTACAAGAATGCTTTTACTGTTAGTTATAATATTTACTCTCTTCGTCCATATTACTACATTAAGGTTGTTACGAATAGATATACTTGCATCATTATTTAGTACCAAATAATAATTGCAATTCTCTGCAGTCTTACATTTCTCGTTATTTCGTATATTTGAAATATTAGAGTAATTTGTAGTTCCATTATAATCATATCCAATTACTAATTCTCCAGTTTTATCAAGGAAAATATGTTTATTCGTAATACCATTATTATCAGCATTCGCATCAAAATCTTGGATATATCTATAATTAACTGAATTTAATTTATTTCCATATCCAGGTGCAGGATCACCATAGACTGCGTTGTAATTACTACCAACATTCAATTCATTACCCCTAGCCAATTTTTTATTTGTATTTGATGTATTAAACGAAGACGGTATCGATACCCAATTGTCTTTATAAATTGTTTTTTTTGGAGTAGGTGAAATATAGGATGATTGTACGTTTTGTCCGGTAGCATCATTGAAATTACCATTATATCCTTGTCTATAAGTATACGGAACATTAGTTTGCTTCACTAGTTTTGCAGGATCAGTTTCAGGTACAAGTTGTGGTATTGGTCGATTAACAATACGATCTTTTGTTAATCCATATTTAGAATCAACAACAAATAGATTCGACCCAATTGGTGATTTTATATTTAAAGGTCTATTATCATCGGAAGATACAGTAGTATTATATTTTGCACTTGTATATGTAATTTTAGTAGGAACTTCAACTGTTTTAAATATTTTATGTCTATTCATTTTTAGTTTCTTCATTGTTTCGTAATTTTTAGGAGTTGGATCAATAAAAACACATTGGAATAATAATTGTCTATTTTTCTTTTGTCGATCAGATTGCACGAGTGCGAAATACAATAGTTTTTTTAAATAAAGTTCTCCATTATATAACAATGAAACGAAATAATTATATTCGGGAGTATTTTTTGTAATCAATTCATTGTTTGGAGAAACGACATTTAATATTGCATTTGGATTTAGTTCCGCAGTTAAATTTGCCAATTGAATGCGAATAGGATAATATTCGTTTGCTCTTAAAATTATGGAAAAGGTCTTAACATTATTTTCTAATAAAGTACGACTGTTAATATTAGCGTTAGATTTAGTATATTCATATAATGCACGATCATTTGAAACCCACATTTGAGCGATATCTGTATTAATTAATGAAAACTTCCATAAACCTGACATATTTGGAACAAAATAACCAAATAATTGCAGTGATGTTTTTGCGTTAACTCCTGTAGTAAAATCATTAAGATAACCACTTGGTTTAGTATCGTCAAAAAAATTTACTTCAGATGAAATATGTCCCTTTGATTCTTTTTGAGTCATTGATAACCCTGGTTCTTTTATCATCGCACTACTTCTAATCAAAGTCGACTCATCCCATTTCATTTTACTATAAATATTTTGTGCGTTTATGATTGACATATCATAGTTGTCTTCTACATCCCAATATTTAACTATATCTAAAGTTCCAGTATTACTTTTATCTTCATCATTACACAAAGGTGCTACATGAATTAATTTATGATTTAATTCTCTCATCTGAATATATTCATAATTATTCTGGAGTGTTAAATTATTTATTTCGTTATTTAATTTGTCAATTGAAATTAATTTATTGGTTAAACCAGACATAATATAATTTAATATGATATTATAATTATATTATAATTGTATAATTTTAGTTTTTTACATTTTAACAAATAAGTAATATACCAATGAAGTCGCTAAAGTAGTCCATAGTAATGTGGCATAAATAGTCGAATCTGTATTTAATCTACTTTGGGTGTATATAGAATTTGAGCTATTATTTAATTCGTTTAATTTATTATCTAAATCTGCGCGTCTTTTCACAAGTGCCTTATGTTTTCGTTTAATTTCGTCGACCGTAGGTAGCGGATAACTCGATTCATTGTATACAGCGTTAGGATTTTTTGCGTCATTAATGGTATAACTTTCTAATAATGCTTGATACTCGTCGATAGCTTTAATTAATCCAGAATTAGAATCGCCTAATAGTGCTCGATATTTATTTCCATTGGCATCACCATCTAAACATGTATAATCATCTAATCGACCAGCGGTTGGATATGTATCATAATAATTACACTTTCTAAACCTTGCATATGCAGTGTTAAAAGCATTTAACTTATCCAATACTTCTAATTCTTTATTATAAATTTGAGATGCGATATCAGAATCGTCTAAAGTTCTTAAATCTTTGACATTTAAATAATTTGTAGGATCATTAAAATATCCAGGTTGATACCCTTCTATTCCTGTTAAAAATCCTTCTACGTCTTTTAAATTTTGCATATTTTCTATTACTTTACAATTTGGTGACAAATTTTTTTGAGCTATATGGATTTAATTGGGCTTCCATTCACTCTATAGCGATCATTATGTAAACATTTTATTCGTAATGATCGCTATAGTGTCAAATGTAATATAAAATAAATAATATAATACAATTTATTTTAATGTTAGCAGTTTAAACAATAGCAAAATTATCTCTAAAGTTGCATGTCTTTTTAAATTTAATTAATGTCCTACATTAGTGCTCGTTTTACAGTACTACACCAATGAGCTGGATTATCGTATCCAGTACCACCCCATTTACGTCTATGATCTTCGCCGCAACTGAGTGGTCTAACGTCATTTATTCTTATTTGAGATAAGTCAGTATTGCCCCACGTGCAATTTCTTCCATTATAACTTAAACATTGGACCTCTCCACTTTCAGAATCTATACGCATAGGAGCACCCAGTCCAGGAATAATTTGCCACTTATTTTTTTTGCAGCTTGGTAACAAATTGTTTTCATTATATGGATTTAATTGTCCCGAACTCCATATTGGTATTCCATCTGCTCTATAAATTGCTAAATATCCATCATTATGTACGCTTGCTTTTGCACCATCCATACAATTAGTTTTACTACTCCATAAAATACTATTATTTGAATCAACCAAAACTAAATTTCCTTTTGTAAAATCTAACGATTTTGCATTTTGATTTGGTCTTACACCAGAATCCCATACTAAAGTGGAACTAATTCGAGTATGTTTTAACTTATTTGCATCAGTGTAAGTTTCGGTTCTAGGTGAGTTATCTGGATATTTTAATACTTTTCGAAGGGTTAACTCACCTTCTAAACTAAAAAATAATATATAATCACCATTATTTGATATTAGATGCTGACCTTTATTCAATTTTCCATCTATATCTAAAAATGAATTTTTTTTAAAACTATTTACATCAGTTAATGGCAATCTAGGTGGAACTTGAATATTTGTGTAAATTTGATTGGTCCAACCTCCGCCCATAGTAGGACAACCACCAATCTCACCATACTTTCTTGCTTTATTTATATCATTTCCACCCCAACAATCGTTATTATTTTGAAGTCCATAAATATTGAAGTATTTATTCCTGGCGAGTTCTTTACATTGTTCTTTACTTGATACTTTTCCCAAGAAATTTGGAATAGCACGGTCTTCTGTATCTCTGTAACACCCTACATAATTAAAGTTAGGATTAGGTAATGGTGGTGGTGGCGGTGGCGGTGGCGGTAGTGGTGGTGGTACAGGTCGTGGTCGTGGCGGTGGCGGTGGTGGTGGTCTCCATGGTGGTGGTCTCCATGGTGGCGGTGGTGGTGGACGACGACCTCGAGCACCTTCTTTAAATTTATTAAATTTAATAGATGCAATTACAGATATTAATATTACTATGGTTAAAATGAGAATTAATGGTTTTGTTAGTAATGCCATACTACTAATTATATTACAATATTATTATAATATAATACAATATAATATAATCTATTTTAATTTTAGTATATTAAAGAAAACATATAATCCGCTAAAAACTATTCCGATTCCTAAATTAACAGTTAATAATATTGTATCATTGTATTTATTTTGAATATTATTTAAACGCTCATTCGATACAATATGTGTTTTTGTAATATCAGACAACTTGCTAGCATGGCTTTTATTAATAGAACAGCCTGAATCTGGCGTTTTAAAATCTGTATCTTTATTGCAAATAGTATTATCGTTATAAAAAAAATTGTTATTTTTGTAAGCTATATCTATCTCTGACATTTATTATAATTATATAAATAATACTATATAATTATGCGACTATAATTTATACACAAACCCTATAATAATCATATTCAATTGAGGTAACACTATCCCTAGTAATTTGACATACATCTCCCGGTCTCATTGATAACGCCAGTGCTTGTGCGTCAAATCGTCCAATTTCTGGTAATTGACTGGTTGATTTTAAATTGTACTTTTGCATAACTTCATTAATTTCATTGTTTGACAAAATACTCATACTTGGTACTAATTTATGTTCTAGTATATTAAATTGTAAACGTTTTATATTGTGGATTACTATGAAAATCCCGCTACTGTTATACAAGTAATTTAATTTTGCAATAATAGTATCATTGGGTTCATCGTCGATAATGATAATAAGTGTATCATCTTTTGTTAAAATAGTTTCAACTAAATATAAATCCTCGATAATATCATCTAATGTCTGAGGTCGTATTTGTTTCGACTGTAAATAATATTTTACATATGTTTTTTGTTCTTTTTCTGTTGAATTTTCGGATTTTCGTTTGACTAACATATCCAATTGGTCGTTAGATATCATTGCATCTATTTCATTTATACTAAATTCTTTATACTCAGATACATCATAATTTTGGTAAATTTCTAACAAATCTAGAATTGTTTTTCTTGATTTATAAATTCGCAATACTTTATTACTAGAAGCCATTACAATAATATAATATACCTATATTTGTATCATATTATATTATTTATTATTTAATTCAATTTTATGCGTTCATAACTTTTTTATTATTAAATCTTTAAAATTTATTTCTTGTGTAGCAGTAGCACTCTTATTTTGTATATTATCATTGGATGGTTTATCTTCTTTTAAATCAATTATTTTTTCATTTTCTGCATTATTTTCTTGTGTTGAGTTTGTTAAATCTTTTTTAATCAACATGTTATTAAAATCAGGCATGTTATCACTGTTATTTAATGGTGGAAGTATATCTCCTTTATTATCACTACCAACTACAGTAATAACTGGCGCAAAGTTAATACTTGTAGGTAATTCATGTAAAGGATATGGATATGCGGTTTCATGATTTCCGCCTTTTACAAGTGGTTCTGGACTGACCGACGGTGTTCTTGGAGATGCATATACAATTTCACTTGGACGATAAATATCTTTTTTTTCTACTACCTTAATATCAGTTTCTGGATTAAGTTCGCCTTTTTTATTTTTCTGTATTGTTATAGTATTATTACCAATTTTAGATACAAACCATTCTTGTTGTTCTCTATCATTACGATAATATACAATCTCACCTTCATCATAATCAATCGATTCTGGGGATTTTTCAGATGAATTACTAGTATCGTTTAAAAAATCTGGACGATATGGTGATGAATCGTCGGATTTTCGAACATACTCACCTTCACTTTCGTATGCTGGCGAGACGTCTGGATATTGTGGAGATTGTACTACCAGATTATCGTCAATATAATCTTCACTTTCTGGTTTTGCTACAATACTTTCTGGCGTTTCAGGTACTTGTCTAACATTATTTAATTTCCTTTGAATTTTGCGGGCAACTTCAGTGATTGAATCCAACCCGGTTAATTTTTCTATATTTTTAGAGAATGACATGTTCTCCAATTGTTGAATATTATCTTCTGTAATAATTCGCATCTGAACGTTTATAGTTTGTAATTCTTGTATTAATAGTTTTAATGAATATGGTATAGATACTACACTAAAATCGCGTCCAAACCTTGTAATATTCTCTATATTCATATCTTTACCATCCAATGAACCTATAAATCGAACCGGTCCATCTGCCATAGGACTAATAAATATGTTTTTGGACGGATTATATATTGCAAGCAATCCAGTTGTATTACATACGGCCATATAATATTTATCACCTCTCTCCATCATCGACTCAGTCAAAAAATTAACTGTACCATGTGATATTACTGAATCACGTTCCATTTCACCGATTCTTAACCCTCCGTCATTTGCGCGTCCACTAACCGGTTGTTTTGTTAAAGCTGTATTTGGACCACGAGCACGATAATTAATTTTATCTTTCACCATGTGTTTCAAACGCATATAATATGTTGGGCCTATAAAAATTTCACTTTCCAATTGTTGTCCGGTCATGCCATTGTATAATATTTCATTGCCACTTGAATGAAACCCCGATTCGACGAGCATTTCTCCAAAAACGCCTATTTTAGAACCTTTATTAATAAATGCAGTACAATCACCAAACCCACCAATCATAGCACATGCTTTACCTGTAATACATTCAACCAATTGACCTATAGTCATTCTTGATGGAATCGCATGTGGATTAATAATGATATCTGGTCGTAAACCGTTTCTTGTAAATGGCATATCACTTTCTGGAATAACCAACCCGACTGTTCCTTTTTGCCCGGCACGTGAAGCCATTTTATCTCCTAGATTTGGAATACGAATTTCGCGAATGCGAACTTTTGCAATACGTTCTCCTTCTTCTCCTTCAGACATAAATGTTTTATCAACAATACCGAGCTGCCCTTTCTTAGGTGTTTTTGAACTGTCAACTTTATTACTAGAGCCAACTTTTGTTGAAATACCGATTAAAACCGTTTTATCATCAACTTCACTTCCCTCACGAACTAATCCATATTTATCAAGATGACTATAATCGTATCCGTATTTTGTTCCTGTAATATTTGACTCTGATTCTATGTTGGTAAATTTAGATTCAACGATTACATCACCACTTTTATTGATTTCTTCGTGTGATTCATATGTAGTGTAATATGTAGTATTAAACATACCACGTTTTAATGCACCCTCGTTCACTAATATAGAATCCTCCATATTATACCCAGTATAACACATAATTGCTACAATTAAGTTCTCACCATAGGGTGTTTCTTCGTGATTAATATATTCCATAAATCTGGATTTAACCAATGGTATTTGACCGTTATTTAATACCACGGCTGTTTTATCCATACGTACTTGATAATTTGTGTGATACATAGAACATGCTTGTTTACTTTGACCGCATGAGAATGAATTACGAGTAGGTGGGTTGTTTTCTGGAAAAATAATTAAATTACACATATTACCAAAAATAAGAGACTCGTGAATTTCCAAATGCGTATAATTTTTTTTAGGATATTCTTCTGGATTAATAGCAATTAATATGTTCTCACTTTCACTACTATCAATATAATCAATAATCGCTTTTTTATTAATAAACCGTTCTAATTTTGCAGGATTTGTTTCAGAGTTGATTCCTTCATATAATTCATGTAAATCATATATTTTGTAATCATTTGTATTAAATTTGGCAGTTTCGCGTTTGTCGTTAAATCCAGTGGTTAATTGTTTCCAAGTAAATTGATCTGATTTCAATAATTTTTCAATCTCAGGATATTCAAATGATAATTTATTACTTTCTTCATCTCTATAAAAAATTGGACGACATAAACGACCACCATCTGTATAAATGTAAACAGTATTTGTCTTAATATCAAATGTTATACTAGTATATATTGGAAGCAGAGAGTTTCTTCGAAATAATTTCATTTTTCTGACACAATCAAATGGATCTAAGATCGATCCAGCCCAATATCCATTTACTATTACTTTTGTCATATTAGATAACATTTTTGGAGAACATTCCTGTACGTATTTTAATGATATGTTTTCACGCAACCACGTTATAATCGGTTCTCGATTACCACTGCCTCCGCGTGTTATATAAGTAGTAATTGCCAATGATTTATGTAACCCAATATTACCACCATCAGGTGTATCTATAGGATCAATGAATCCCCATTGAGAACAATGTAGAACTCGGGGACCGACTAATTTAACGCTTGCATCCAATGGTAAATTTGTCTTACGTAAATGACTTAAATAACTATTAAACGATAACCGATTCAAATCTTGAACTACTCCAATACGTTTTGTGTGAGTAGTAGCACCCCAATTGCCTTTGAATGCTTTGTTAAATCCCGACTCTAATAGTCTCTCTCTAAACAAATCATTTTGAAATGTTTGTATCAAATTTGGTAAATCATTTGCATATAAATTTTGATTGAGTGTTAATCTTTTATCGTATTCTGTGCGTATATATTTTTGTTGTATATTATAGTATTCGCGAAATAATTGATATAGCAATGTACCAACTAACTCAACGCGTTTATATTTAAAATTATCACGATCAGTTGGTTGTTCCAATCCAGTATAAACCGACAATAAACGGAATACAATGTGACCTAAATAGTATGCTTTTTCGATAAAGTTAACTTCACCTATATGAGGTAAAAAATAATCGGATAAAATTTCCAAGGCATGTTCCACTCGTTTTCCTTTTGTTAATGAAGCAATATAATTTAACGCTAATTGTTGAGTAAGAATTGCTCCAGCATCATGGACGCTAGGAATAAATAAATCAACCATACTTTCGTATTTGTCTAAATCCAATATACATGATTCGATAATAGACTTATCCGATAAAACTCCCAATGCACGAAATACGATAAACAATGGAACTGGCTTACGTACATTTGGAATGTTTACTACAATATTTTTAAACGTAAATGTTTTACTTGGAGCGACAATTCTTACAGCAAGTGTTCGAATTGGTTTGGCTGCATTTTCAGATACACTTCGTATTTCAGCTGAATATAAATATTCAGAATCAATTTCAGCTTCACTCTCATCTGGCTTTCCCATTTTTCTGATATAAAGCATGTTATCAGCAAATGCTTCCTGTGGAACAACAGTTTTTTCTTTTCCTTGGATTATAAAATATCCACCTAAATCTTGTCTGCATTCTCCCATTGTATGTCGAATTTCCGGATTTAACCCATGAAGAATACAAAAATCAGATTGGACCATTATCGGGAATTTCCCAAGATATACTTTTTCAATTGTAATTACACGACGTTGCGTGTTTGGTGATATCATAGATTTTTCAGTAGCTTCGCGCATGGCAGTAGACATTGCTGGTGTAATTTTATATTCGCGCTGAATACGTTTTGTTCTAATGATTTTTCTTGGAGCACCTCCGACAATAGCGGTTCCATCTTGTGTATCTAAACCAGTGTCGCCGCCAATTTTAAAATTTTTAAAACTAGGTTGAGGTGGATAATCATTACCATTCTCTAACGCAGGATCTAAAAAACAGTCCCCTCCTCCAATAATTGTAGGTGTCTCGCCTGGTTTTAAGATATCAATGAACTCTACATCTATATCATAATGAATCGTCATTCCATAAGTCATATTTCGTAATCTAGCTTCATTTGGATACATATAGTGGACGTTATCATTGTCGTCATAAATAATAGGTTTACCAAAATATAATTTATCTCCATCTTTTCCACCAAAATATATTAAACATTGATTTCTGTAATCATCTAGTTCATCGTCGTAATTTGAATTAATGCGAACTGGATTGTTTTCTTTAACAATTTTAAATATCTGATTTTTATAAAAATCATTGAATGATTCTAAGTGATGCTCTACTAAACAATTAGGATTTTCTTTAAAATATTTATCAATTAAATTCCAAATAATAGATTCGTCCATATGTTTAATATAATATTTAGTTATATTTATTTCTACGTTGTTTATGGTTATAATGATTATTTTGCATATTTATGAAATTATGTAATTGAAAAATTAATATATAGCAATATAATATAATTAAAACATGGAAAAAATCATGGATACCTTATTTGGACCTTTACCAAAGGAATATTGTGCTTATTTTTACTATATATCTATTTTTGTTTATATTGCATTTTTGCTCGCTTTAATTAGTTTTATAACTTTGATCTTAAAGGAAAGACCTAAAAACTTTTATGCTTATGTAATTGGTATAATTGGTGTTTTAAGTTATTTCTTTTTTTATTTACAAAACCGTATTTTATATTCAATGTGTATCCATTCTCTATAAATAAATAATAGCGGTTAAACAATTATATTTTTTTATTTTTGAAAAATATAATAGGATTTAGAATAAATAAATGGATATTTTATATTATTCGAATTACGACCAACATAGTGCAAAGGTTTTACAATTTTTAGTTAAGGGTAATTTAATGAATGAAATAAATGCCATATGTATTGATAAACGAAAACGTGATGCAAGAACGAATCAAATATTAATTGTATTGGAAACCGGTCAAACCGTCCATCTACCTCCAAATATTCATTCCGTTCCTGCTCTTTTACTAGTTAATAAGAATTATCAATTGGTTTTAGGCAATGATATTATTCGCCATTATGAACCTAAGATTAAAGAAAAATTAGCAAGTGTTAATTTCGGAAATGGAGAACCTTTAGGATATTCAATGGGAGTAATGTCGGGGTCTGGAGGTTCGAATATTATATCGGAACAATTCACATTTTTTAATATGTCTCCAGAAGAATTGAGTGCAAAAGGTCGCGGCGGAAGTCGACAAATGTATAACTATGTTACTGTAGGAGAAAATCCTAACAGTTATATTCAAACGCCACCTGATACATACAAACCAAATAAATTATCAAATGGTATAACCATTGAATCATTAGAACAGCAACGTAATATGGATATTCCCCAAAATATGCAAAATCAAACTCAACCGCAGTTGCAATATCAAAATATAAATAATGGGTTTTGATTAAATGAGAAAGAATACCTCAAAATTGTAACAATAAAAAAAACTTCTTCTAAAAAATGATATAAAAAAATCGACATTTGAAATGTAAAAGGTATTAAAATGTCAAATAAAACTACAGTTTTACGTTCATTTAATACGCATTTTTTTGATTTTATAGATGATATCATTAAAGTAATCCCCGAGAATCATGATATATTAGCAGCACGTTCATTTTTTGAAATTACAAAAAAAGCAAATCCTACTATTATTGTAAAAATATGGTATAGTTTAATTTATTCTCCATACGCTTCTGTAATCGATTCTGGTGATTTAGATTTTTTTGTTAATAAAAACTATGCTGAAGATTTATCTACTATGCAAAATTCAAAAGAAATATTAAAAGCAATCGATACGCTACGCGATCCTATTAGAAATATGACTGAAACTAATAAACAACATTGTTTGAAATATATACAAAACTTATGTAAACTTTCTGCTATCTATAATTCCATGTAAACCCTATATAAAGATATAACAATTTATATATTTATAATGGAAAATAACAAAACATCATATCTCAAAGCAGATGATAACAAAATTATAAATGAAAAACATATAAGATGGGTAAAAAAAATTAGTGATTGTTTAGAAGTTTGCACCAAATCAATTGGATGTGATATAAATGGAGGTACACATAAAATATGTAAATTAAATAATATAGATAGTTATAATAAACTTAATACTCATTTTGAGTAAAAATCCCATTTATAATATAAAAAATTTATAATATAAGAAATATACTATAAATTATACAAGGGGGAGTGTGTCATGAAAATAATAGATTGTTTTATTTTCTATAATGAATTAGATTTACTAACATATAGAATTAATGTATTATCTAATATTGTGGATTATTTTGTAATTGTAGAATCAACACGGACGTTTACCGGTAAAGAAAAACCATTATTTTTTAATGAAAATTCCCATTTATTTGAAAATTTTAAGGAAAAAATTATACATATAGTCGTAGATGATTTACCATATAAATATCCTAATATTAATTTTGATAATAAAGAACAATGGGAAAATGAATATTTTCAAAGAAATGCAATTTCGCGCGGTTTATTACACATTAATGATTTAAATGTTGATGATTTAATTATAATATCAGACTTAGACGAGATTCCTGATCCATGTACGCTAATTAATATAAAAAAAGGCGATACTGCAATTGATATTAATATACTTGAAATGGATTTGTATTATTATAATTTAAATACGCGATTTAATACTAGTAAATGGCATTTCTGTAAGATTATATCATATAAAAAATATACAGAATTAGCCATTACTTTTAATGATATTCGGTGTACGATGAATGTACCAATCATTTTAAATGGTGGGTGGCATTTATCTTATTTTGGTGATGCTAACTTTATTCAAAATAAAATTCATAATTTTTCACATCAAGAATTAAATAATGAAAATTTTACAAATATATCAACAATTGAAGAAAGAGTAAAAAATCATATAGATTTATATTGTAGAGGAAATAACCCTAATCAAATAAAAATATCTGATAATGAATATTTACCAATAGAATATGATAAATATCTAATAAATTATTTTACATGATCGAGTTGGTTGGATTAGTTGTTGAATAAAAAAAATAGACACTTTTGTGCCTATTTTTTTATTTTTTAGTTAATATGTATTTATTACAAAATATTATAATTTATTCATTGTTCTCGACTACTATTTCTGCATCCATATTTTCTTGATTAATTGATTGTTGATATTCACGATTTTTGTAATTCAAATGGTATAATTGCTCTTTAGGTTCCATGGAATTAAACCAATCTGCTACAATTTTATGTGTAATTATTATAGGCGTTTCTGTTTGAATCGATTGAAGATGAATTTCATGATGTAATTTGAAAATGTGTTTAAAAATAGGTTTTGGAATACGAATTTCTTTGCCCTGTTTTTTAACATAGTAAATTACATAAGCATCGTGGACGTTTCTGATAAACAGAGCAGATTCTTCGCGAAATTTATAAAACATCTTCTTATACATTGGAAAATAATACAAGAACTCGTTGATTTTACCAGCTTTATACAATGATAAGAACTGATATTGTAAATTTGGATTGTTTCCACGGATCTCTTTCAAATTTTCATATGCCTTATTCATTATAGATGTTCTCATTCCATATTCTAAATCACATAACATTAATCCAACTAACATATTATTCGATCCGTTTCCAAAATAATTGCAGAATTGATTTTCCAGAGATTCATATGTATCTCCATTGCGAGGTTGAATCGTTCTTGGAAATCGAATTAACCCCGAGAATGGTTTCAATTCATCCCACTCCATAACTTTTACTAGAGGAATATTGTATACTTTGTGGTCGGTCGGATATGCAGTACAATCGTATACTGCTACCAAATATAATGTGGGTCTATTAATTTTTAAAACAATATGGTTTTTAGGATGCTGCATTACAAAACTATATGAGAAATTTTTAGGTAATGTTTGTAGTAAATAGACGCTATTCAATGGTGTTGAAACGTCTTCACCACATGCTTCAATAAACATGTCGCGAAATGTAAGTTGTTTTTCACGAGCATCAGATGCATCATATTGGGTTCTAAAAAACCAATAATTACCACCAATAGCAGATTTTGTTGAGATTTCCCAACTATTTAAACGATTATCCCAAAACAGATTAACCATAGTTCCTTCAACGATTTCATTTACATATACATTCTTTACGTCTGGAAATCTTTCTTTAAATGATTCAATCGGAATAGATTTAGGTGGTGCAAAACTCAAAATTTCATTTGTTTCTGGATTTGCAACAACAGAACGATAATATCCATTTAAAATATCATCGTTGCATAAAATGTCTTTGTCATAATTTAAAATATCATAACTAACCCCTTCATTTTTTTTATATGTTTTGAATTTTATTTTATTTTGGTCGTATTCTGATAGATTTACTGAAAATGCAATTGGCATACTTTGAGTAGATTCCATTGTTTTAAATTTATTTGATAAAATTTATAAATTAGATGATAGTTGTAGTTATATAAATAAAGTATTAGATAAACGATAAACTGTATTAAAATGCGATAAGGAACTTTTAAAATAAGAGTATTAGTAATGCTTATATTTATTTTAATAATTAGAATGAATCAATTTTTTACAAAAACAAATTTTACAAGACAAAAAATAAATTTAGAATAACATATATATACATATAAGTATATATAAATAGTATGGATACTGAAGATACTCAAGATATAAAGAATGAATCAATTATTGAAAATAAGAATGCCATAGAATTACGATTAGGTGATATTATTGAGATACAGTCTCCAACAAACGTAGATTATCATGAAAATACATATTATATTGAATATATTGATGAGTTAAAGATCAAACTTATTAATGTATCCAATTTAAGAAAAACGGTCCTTACTGTAAATGAAGACGGTAAGTTAACAGACGAATCTATTCTATCTATTTATTTATTGGATAGAAATGAAAGTAATGGATATGCTTTACAAAACAATTTGGTGCCGCATACTTGGTTAGATATTTATTTTGGTGGAGATTATCCAAAGATTATTACGGGTGAAATTACAAATTTGGAAGAAGACATGATTGAAGTTACAACTTTTCCGGAATTAGACACTTTGTATATTGATTTTGAATATAAAGGTATTCCTGAGAACATACCATTTGAGCGTTTTGTAATAAGAGAAAAACCATCAAATTCGCCTAGTGTGTTGAAAGCAGTGGAAGAAGGTGAAATTTGCGAAATACCTTTGGATAAAACAGCTACAATCGAATATACTGATTCTGGTGAATCTATAATTAACATTCCCGAGGATGCTCCAGTTGATGAGAACATTCGTGAAGTTCTACATACAATGTATTTAGATGCAAATGACATTATTTTTGGAGAAGAATTAGAAGAAATCGTCCAGTTAGTTGAATTACCAGAAAGTGAAAGGAGATACGGTATAGAGATTCAGGCAAATGATCTACTAGATGAATTACTTTCAACGATACCAAATTCAAAAAGAAGTAAATCTGTTATGGATAACATCCATAAATTGATTGAACGATTTAAACAATTACGAAATAATTTTTCAAAATTTGATGAAAATAACAATATTACAGGATATATACAATTAGGAGCGTTACACAAACCATTAATTGATAAAATTCGTAATTTGGATACAAAATTGCAATGGTTAGTACCTGTTGTATCACAAAAACGTAAATTATATATGAATGAAGATGAAAATGTAATTGACACGAATGACGTAATTCCAACGAATTTGGGTACAGAATTGAGCGCACAAGAAGAGATATTTAAAGAATATAATTTAGGCAGCTCAGCTAACGCCCATAACATAAATTCAAATAAATACAGTAATTTATATTTTGATATAGATAAATATTCAAACCCATTTGTATCAGATGAAAATGCAGATGATAATCTTATGCAAAAAGAAGTATTAACCAACATAGATGCGATTGTTAATAATTTGGGAAATTTTTATAGTACAGTATCTAAAAGTAATACCCGAGGCGAAAGTTATTTAAGTCAAAGTAAATACATTATACAGCGATACAACTTGGGATTGAGAAAGAGAGAAATGCAAATAATGAAATCGGGTAGAACTGTCTATTTTAATAATAATATGACACCAAATGATACTATGACAGTTAAATCTTTTGTAATGTTTCCCGAACCAGTCATGAAATTTTCTCAAATCGAATTACCTGGAACCAATATTTTAAAACGCGTTAATATCAATGAAAATAATAAGTATATCTCATTATTCCGTATTTTGAATAAAAATACAGATATATCAACCCATATTGTAGAAAATTTAGAAAATGAAATAGATTATGAAAAAATGGAAGATGATGAAAATAATAGTTTTTTATCAAATATAAAAGAATATTTATTAGACGAGCAGTTTGATAATGAAAATGATAAATTCAATAAATTTTTGAATGTAATAATACCAAAGACTCGTTCAATTATTCGGTTAATTCGAAAATATATAAAGGATAAATTTTCATTTGTTGAAGTCGTTAAAGAATTGGAACCATTTATGGTTTATAGCGAAGATATAACATATCAACAGTATAATGAAATCAGGTTTTTAATTAAAGAAAAAATGAAAGAATTCAATGTTAATTATTTGAAAAAAATGAAAGAATATAATGTTTTACGCGATATTCAAAAAAATGTATCTACAAACATGAATGATATTGAAAAAATACTGTTTAATCAAAGTGAAATGTTGGAAATGTTTAAAGACGCGTACAAATTGAATAATATTGATTTATCCAAAGTAGATTCTAGCGAAATTTTGGCAAAATTAATAAATATGGACCAAAATGTTTTGTTTTCCGATTTGATTACGATTATCACAATGAAAAATTTAACAAGTCCTTCCAATTTACTAGACGCTTTCCAACCAGCAAAATTAGATGATATGACAAATATTGAAAAAATAAAGCCCAAAGATTGTGTTCGACGTTACTTAGCAAAACGGTATAATAATATTAAAGATCTTAAAACAGATAATAATAATGATGAAGTATATTATGATAAAGATTTGGATGACACGCCATATTCAATAATAGATAAATTTACAAATGAGAAAAAAACGATGTCAACTGATACATTTTTAGAATTTCTAATAGAGACGCTTATATCAAAATACAATGTAGAACCAAATTATGCGAATGAACTATCTAAGAATTTAATAGCAGGTAAAAAGAAAGTCCAAGATGGAGAATATGCAATTTTAATATCGCGTCCGATTTTACCTCCAAGCATGGAATACGATAAAATGACTGATAAAGAGAAAACCGAAGTTGAGATAGAGGCAAAAAACAGAGAGAAAACAGGTTATTATTATCGTGTTAAAGATCAATGGATACATGATTCCAACATAGATTCAGAAGCATTTATTGATACTAATACATTGTTTTGTAATATAAGAGAAGACTGTTACAAAAATCAATCAAATAAAGTATGTGAATCTAAAAATACAACAAAACATAGATTGGAAGATTTGACAAAATCGCGTATGGTTAAAGAATTTGAAAATAGAATAACAATGTCATTAGAGCAATTAGAAGAAGTCATTAAAAAACGACTAGCTGATGATTTTAAAAGAATTCATAATGAAAATATTTTACGCGAAGTTCGATTAACAAAATATAACAATTTCGCCTACGAAATCGGAAAACTTACGATATCAGAAGAAATCATTTTATCTCCGCATATAAAATTGCGCGATTTGATATTAGGACAAGACGATTTTTCAAAAAAGCAATATGATATATGCAAATTCGTTGATATGTTTTGTCGCGAACCAATGATTGATGAATTAAAAGAAGATATGCATTGGCTATATTGTAAGGATACTAATACAAAATTATTACCAAATACATTGTATAAACTTGCCAATACATTTGTATTGCATTCTAGTAATGAATATACACGAATTTTAAATGAATTATGTGCGACACATGGCACTATTGACGGTGATTCAATTGTAGATAAATACAGCGGATATATATTAAGAAAAATCGATTTTGTTACAGAGGATGAATTTACAGAAGAAGGGCTTCGCATTGTATCGCATGATATAGTGGAAAAAGAATTGGAAACAAAACTGACCGAAATGTTTTCAAATACTAAAACAGATAATATGAATAAGACTATATTGTTTGAAAATGAAGTTAACAAAACGATTTATAATATTACTGACAGTATATGTTCCAATATAGGCATTCCAACAGATTCGGTTGAAAATTTTGTTAAAAGAATGACAATCGAAATAATGGCAAATAATATCCAATCTCCTGAAATGTATGAAGAAAATGCAAAGAAATTTGAAAAGAAAAAAGGTATACGTCCAATACCATATGAAATATACAAAAATCGTATTATGTTTTGGGTTATAGCATCTAATATTTTAATATCTATACAAACTGCAATACCATCATTTCGTGTAAAAAAAACATTTCCAGGATGTGTTCGTTCATTCTCTGGATTCCCATTGTCTGGAGGAATAGAGGACATTACAGGTATTGAGTACATTGCATGTGTAATGTTTAAAATGACAAATCCACAAGATAAAAATAATAAATCAAAAAGTGCAATTGGACCATGGACTGCAATTGAACGATTGAAATTACCAGATTATATTAAGAAAATAACAGAAACAATACAAGAATTTATTATACCATCTCGAAGTGATATTATGGACTTGTATATTCGAAAACGTGAATATATGATACTTCATCCAAATGAGGTCGTACCCGAAGAACATAAAATAGATAGATGGAAATCTTTTTTACCCCCAGTAATCGAATTTAAAGTTGGCGCATTACAACCAGTATCAAGAGATTTTGAAAAAGATTTATTTGAAATGGTTAGAAAAGGGCATAGAGATCAACGTAAATTTTTGAATATTGTTGAAAGTAAAATTATTTATTATGGATATGGGATAATTGAACTAATTAACAAAATAGTAAAGACGAAAGATCCTATATTAAAAACGGCAAATAAAGAACCATTTCTAGAAAATGCATGTTGCAATGAGTCATTAATATCTAGACCAATGGATTTTTTTATTAAAAACGATAATACTATTTATAACTATATCCAAATATCAGACAATATTTCGGAATTGTTATATGAATTCAGAAAATTGGCGAAACCATCATTATTATATCATAAAGAAATAACTAGAATTAATTATCCTGTCATATCTCAGTCTATATCTGAACCAGATATATATGCAGCTTTCATTCACTATTGTCATTTTGATAAAGAACTCCCTATACCAGATGAGTTATTATCGATTGTATCTGAAAAACCAGCAGGATATCCAATAAAATCAACGCTATTAGAGAAAATCGAATTTTTAAAACAAAATGGTAAGCGCTATAAATTGGAAGATTTACAGCAATTAATGACAATTATCCGTAACAATAATATTATATCTGTAAATCCAGTATTAAAAAATACACAAGTAGAAGTATTATTTGATTTGTTACAAAGATATGATGCAACTGATTCTATAATAATTGAAAATAAATTTCGCACTCTTTTAAGAGACGTATTGACATCATATAATCCAAGTAAAATGGTAGTAGAAGAACGTAATGAACTTAAAAAAATGAAAAACTATTTAGCTACAACAAATCAACGCATGTTTTATTCCATTGTAGAATTTTTGGATAAATATGGTAATTTATCAAATGCGAAATATGAACGAATGCAAGATTTTTTATTAGAAATTACTGAGACAAATTTATCGAGTCGTGATGCTATGTATACAATGACCGGGTTTATTCGAAATTCAGTTTATTCTATTTCAAAAGTATTCCCAAATATGATTCTTACCGGAACAGTGTTTGAAAATATTCCAAAACATTGGCAATTATCTGGTATTCATGTTATGGATATGAAAAAAAATATTACTGCTTTTTGGAGTAAAATAAAAGAGTTTCATGGTGATACTGTTATCTCAGAATTATTGAAAAAGATTCAGACAAGATTAGAAGATTTATTTTTATTAATAAACGAATTCCCAGTATATTCACCTATAGAAAAGGATAGACATATTTTCTATTCTATATTTGATAATGAATGTATTAATATGTTATTTATTTATTTTTGGTATTCTTGTCTGTATGAATATATTGTTTGTGCGAATGATGCAGAATTATTGAGAACTGACATTGAAGAGATTAAAAAACATTATAAAAAAGAAATTTCAAAAATAAATAATGTATCCGACCAATTATATTCGATTGAAGATAAAGATGAAGAAGACATAGATTACGGACAAGAAATAGAAATAAGAGTTGGTAATATAGAAGAATTAAAAACAAGAATAGCTAAATTGATGATAGCATTTTTAGATATGGAATCAAGTAATAAATCTATTATTTTATCATACGAAGAAATATCAAAAAAAATACGTAAATCTAAAACAATCGAAAAACAAAAAATAGTTAAATATTTAGGAGATATGGAGAAAGATGAGCGTGCGATTGAAGAAATGTTTAAACGATACAAAATTGGACGATGGAATGTTGGATTGCAAAAAGGATTAGTGCATTACGATCAAAAAACATATGACCGTGAACGTATGGAAAATTATATTGAAGAATATTATACAGGAAATGGTATAGAAGCAGATGAATTAGCAGATATCGAAAATTCCGAGAAAATAGAAGAATATGACAATGAAGGTACAGATATAAATCAATTCGGCGAGGATTATCAAGATGGAGATTATTATGGCGATCACCGCGAAGATGAAAATGAATTTGGAGATTGGTAAATTTTATAAAATTATAGTATAATTTATATTATAATTTTATAATCATATATTAGATTAGATATAATAACAAGGTTTGGAATGTATTTAACAAAAAAATTTATAAGAATTAATAAAGTTAATATAGCCATATTATTATTTTTGTTATCTTTCACTTTAGTTCATATAATAAAACCATCATTGATATATAATAAAGAAGGTGGGTTTCGACCATTCGGATTAGGTTATAAACATAAAACAGTCATACCAATATGGATAATTTCTATTATTTTAGCTATATTTTCATATTTAGCAGTTTTAAGCTATATCATGTTTTTCTAAAATCATTACAACATAGTATTAATTGTTGCCATGATTGTAAGTACTGATGCTAAAAACGTCCAAGTGAAATGTCCTACTGTATTTTTAATAAATACTAATTTTAAAATATCTTTTCGTGTTTCTTCTAACTCTTCATCTGATTTTTTTAACAAATAAAAATCAGTATTTGGGTTTGGTTCTTTAGGTAATTCATCGAATATATCATTGAAATTTGGAACATCAAATGGTGTTATCAAAACATCAAATGGCATTTCAAATAGTGATTTTTCGCCTTCTACGCTATTATCAAAATATTTACTTTTAAAAACGCTCATTTTATTTTTTAATCCAAAAAAGGTATTTATTATTTAACTAATTCATTTTTATATAAACATATATCAAGAGAAAGATATACGTCAAA